GACGATCAGGTGAAAGCCACCTGGCAGCAGCGCCAGCTGGCGGTCACGTCCGCCGAGTGGGAGGTGTTGCCCGGCGGCCAGAGCCGCCAGGACAAGGCCGCCGCCGACTTCATGCGCGAGCAGCTGGTGCAGATCCGCTTCGACCGGGTGACCAGCGGCATGCTGTACGGCGTGTTCTACGGCTACGCCGTGGCCGAGTGCCTGTGGGGGCGCGACGGCCGCCACGTGACCCTGGACGCGCTCAAGGTGCGCAACCGCCGCCGCTTTCGCTTCGACGGCGCCGGGCGGCTGCGCCTGCTGACCGCGAGCACGCCCGAGGGCGAGCTGCTGCCCGATCGCAAGTTCTGGACCTTCAGCACCGGCGCGGACCACGACGACGAGCCCTACGGACAGGGTTTGGGGCACTGGCTGTACTGGCCGGTGTTCTTCAAGCGCAACGGCCTGCGCCTGTGGCTGGTGTTCCTGGACAAGTTCGGCCAGCCCACGGCCAAGGGCACGTTCCCGCAGTCGAGCACCGAGGCGCAAAAGCAGCGCCTGTTGCAGGCCCTGCAGGCGGTGCATTCCGACTCCGGCGTGATCGTACCCGAGGGCATGCAGATCGAACTGATCGAGGCGGCGCGCTCCGGTACCGGCGATTACACCTCGCTGTATGACCGCATGGACCGGGCGATCGCCAAAGTGGTCCTGGGTCACACCGGCAGCAGCGAGAGCGCTCCCGGCCGCCTGGGCGGCGAGGACATGGCCAGCGATGTGCGCGACGACATCGTGAAGGCCGATGCCGACGTAGTGTGCGAGAGCTTCAACCAGAGCGTGGCGCGCTGGCTGACCGAGTGGAACTACCCCAGCGCCAAGGCCCCGCGCGTGTGGCGCAAGATGGAGCAGCCCGAGGATCTGAACAAGCTGGCCGAGCGCGACGAGCGCATCGCCCGCCTGGGATACCGGCCCACCCTGAAGTACGTGGAGCAGCACTACGGCGAGGGCTTCGAGCTGGACACCCGGCCAGCGCCGCAGCCGTCGCTGGGCTTTGCCGAGCGCGACGGCGCCAGCGCCAAGCGGCGAGGCGACCAGATGGCCGACCGCCTGGAGCGCGAAGCCGAGCCCGCGTGGGCCGAGCTGATGGAGCCGGTGCGCCGCCTGGTGGAAAGTGCAGGCAGCATGGAGGAGTTGCGCGACGGATTGCTGAACCTGTACGAGGACATGCCCAGCGACCAGCTGGCCCAGGTGATGCAGAAGGCCATCGCCGCCGCCGAGCTGGCCGGGCGGGCTGACGTGAGCGAGGGCGAGTGATGGCCATCGAGTACCGCGACCTGCCTTTCGAGGAGGCGATCGCCTTTTTCCGCAACAAGGTGAGCCTGCCGTCCGAGCGCTGGACCGACGTGTGGAAGCAGGCCCACGACAGTGCCTTCATGGTCGCCGGTGCGGCCAAGGCTGATCTGCTGAACGATCTGCGCGCGGCCGTGGACGAGGCGATCAGTCAGGGCACCACCCTGGCGCAGTTTCGTGAGCGCTTCGACGAGACCGTGGAGCGCACCGGGTGGGAGTACCGGGGCGGCCGGGGGTGGCGCACCCGGGTGATCTACGAGACCAACCTGCGCACCGCCTACGCCGCTGGCCGCCACGCCCAGCTGACCGACCCCGACCTGTTGCGAACGCGCCCGTACTGGCGCTACCTGCACGGCGGCAGTGCCGACCCGCGCCCGGAGCACCTGGAATGGGACGGCCTGGTGCTGCCCGCCGATGACCCGTGGTGGGAGGAGCACTACCCGCCCAACGGCTGGGGCTGCAGTTGCAAGGTGGTGGCCGTGGGGCCGGACGATCTTCCCCGGCTGGGCAAGGATGGCCCGGACAGCGCCCCGAGCGTGGAGCGCGAGCCGTGGCAGGACCCGACCGGCGCGCGTCAGGAGGATGTGCCCGCAGGCGTCGATCCGGGCTGGAGCTACCCGCCCGGGCGCAGCGTGGCCGCGCGCACCCGGGAGACGGTCGAGCGCAAGCGCGCCCGCCTGCCCGACCCGCTGGCCACGGCGATGATGACCGAGATTCGCCGCCGACTGCGCGAAGACCCGGAGGACCTGTAACCATGGCCGGCATCGAGCTAAAGACCGAGATCCGCGACCAGATCACCAGCGACGTGCTGGACCAGATCGTTCGCAACATGGGTGGCCTGCGCCCGGCGCTGATGGAGATCGGCGAACACCTGCAGGGCTCCGTGGAGGAGCGCTTCCGCACCGAGACCGACCCCGAGGGCCGCCCCTGGGAACCGCTCTCGCCGTTCACCCTGGCCAACAAGCGCAACGACCAGATTCTGACCGAGAGCGGCGGCAGCGGCCTGCGCGGCTCCATCCACTACCAGGTGGGCAGCGACTCCCTGGAGCAGGGCACCAACAAGATCTATGGCGCCATCCACCAGCTGGGCGGTATCATTCGGGCCAAGCGGGCGCCGGCCCTGGCCATCGGCCGCCCCGGCGGCGCCTTCGCCCTGGTCAAGCAGGTGGAGATTCCGGCCCGGCCGTACCTGGGCCTGTCCCGGGATGACCGCCAGGCGATCGACGCCATCCTGACCCGGCACACGTTGCCCGAAACGGCCCGTTAGTCATGAATGAACAATTCGACTTGCACCTGCCAGCGGGTTGATCTACAGTCTCAAGTCATGAGGCGTAGCAACCTCTTACAGGCGGGCAGAACCGCCACCGTCATGGCGGTATTTTTGTGCCCGAAAGAAACGCAACCGGTTATGCCGGGTGGCCAGTGAATAAAAGACCCTTCGGGGGAATACCTGGGGCTGTCCTGTACAGCTGCTAACCACCCGGCGCCCTATCCAGGGCCTGACTCTTAGCAAAGTACAGGAGGCCAACATGGCTAATACGCACAACCGCTCCAACGTTATCCCCTTCCCGGTGCCGTCCCGCGTCAGCGATAAGGATCAGCTGATCCAGGAAATCGCCAACATCTTCAACAGCGCCGACTCTCGCGCCGAGCCTGCCCGCAACGACCAGGTGCTCGCCCGCCTGGAGCGCGTGGCCGCCCAGCTGGAGCGGATCGCCGAGATCGCCAACGCCTAAACCATCGGGAGACGACACCATGAAAAGCACACTGATCGCATTGGACGCCAACGCCCTGACTGAGGGGCAGCGCCGCGCCTTCATCGACAACTTCACCAGCATGCTCTACAGCGGCAAGGGCAGCGCCAGCACCTTTTCGCGCCAGATCGGCGTGAGCGAGGCCGACGCCCTGCGAGTATTTCTGGGGCTGCCGGCGGCGTCCCTGGGCCAACAACAGCGCCGCATCTTCGAGGCAATGTACGCCTACACTTTGGACCTTCCGGTCGTTCCCCGCCCGGAGCTGTGGACCGACGAGCCCACCTGGTCACCGACCAATCCGGACCGCAACACGGAGCGACCCATCGGCGAGTGCGAGCTGGACCTGGAGTTCATCAAGACCTTCGGGATTCGGCGGGGCGTATGGGAAAAGGAGATCCTGATGGCGGACCTGGGAGCCCTGGCATCCAAGATCACCCAAGGCGGGGATCTGACGGTGACCAATATGCGGCTCTACATGGCTCTGGCTCTGTTCGGATTCCGCGACCCGTCGCAATTCTTCGTCTGATGGCAGGGCTATACATCGCCCTTAAACAGGATTTAAACGCCGTAGAGCCGTTTTCTCGGCAAAGATGACCCAAGGCACCGGCTAGGCCGGCGCGCCGCTTAGAGGGCCTTACAGAGGCCCTTTTCTTTTGGCAGGGAATGGACACCGCAACCCGCCGCCGTTAATCTACCCCTGTGCACCCCCTGCACACCTGCTGAAGCCCTGCACCTTATTCCTTTTCCCACCCCTACCGATACTGGCCTCCACGAACACGGGAGGCCGCTATGCAGCGCATCGAAATTTTCCGGCCGGGCAAGCACACCGCGATGTCCGGCGAGACCATCGGTTTTACCGAGGCGGAGCTGCGCGCATCCGCCCAGGCTTACGACCCGGCGCTCCATGAAGCGCCCATCGTCGTGGGCCACCCCAGCCACGACCACCCGGCCTATGGCTGGGTCAAATCCCTGAACTATGGCGAGAGCCTGGAGGCCGAGCCCGACCAGGTGGAGCCGCAGTTCGCCGAGCTGGTGGAGGCTGGACGCTTCAAGAAGGTGTCCGCGAGCTTCTACCGCCCCGATTCCCCCGCCAACCCCAAGCCCGGCGTGTATTACCTGCGCCATGTGGGCTTTCTGGGTGCCCAGCCGCCGGCCATCAAGGGCCTGAAGCAGATCGAGTTCGCCGACGGTGACACCGACGTGGTGGAGCTGGAGTTCGGCGAGGTGCGCGCGGGGGTGGTGCAGCGTCTGTTCCGCAGCCTGCGCGAGCACCTGATCGGCGAGAAGGGCCGCGAGGCCGCCGACCAGGTACTGCCCGACTGGGAGATCGAGCACCTGGAGGTGCCGGATTCGCCCGCCTACAGCGAGGCCGCCGCGCCCGCCAAACCGCAACCCAAGACCACCCAGGAGGTGACCGACGTGGACAAACAAGAACTGGAGCGCCAGCGCCAGGACATCGAGGCGCGGGAAGCCCGCATCAAGGAACAGGAGGCGGCGTTCGCTGAGCGCACCCGCCAACAGCAGGCCGAGGCCAGCGCCAAGATGGTCGACCAGCTGGTGACCGAGGGCCGCGTGCTGCCCAAGCACCGCGACGGCCTGGTGGCGTTCATGGCCAGCCAGGACGCCGAGGACGCGCTGGAGTTCGGCGAGGGCGACAGCAAGGTGAAGACCACCGGCCGCGCCTTCCTGGAGGAGTTCCTGAAGGAGTTGCCCCAGGCCGTGGACTACAGCGAGCGTGCCGGCGCCGGTGGCGACGATGCCGCCGCCGACAGCTTCGAGACCCCGGAAGGCTACCAGGCCGACCCGGACAAGGTGCGCCTGCACCGCCAGGCACTGGCGTACCAGGAGCGTAACGAGTGTGACTACGTGACGGCCGTGCGCGCCGTCCAGCGAGGAGGTGCCGCATGAGCCAGAAGATCCCTGTTTTGACCCTGACCGTCTCCGCGATCGGCGCGGTCAGCGCCCACCGCTTCGTGGGCTTCGACGGCGCCCAGGTGTCCGCCTCCGGCGGCCAGACCCTGGGTGTTGCCACCTTCGACGCCACCGACGGCCAGGACCTGGGCGTGGACGTGCTGGGCACCACCGTGGTGGAGACCGCCGGCGCGATCGCCGTGGGCGACGAGGTGGTGTCCGACGCCGCCGGCCTGGCCATCACCAACCCCGGCGTGGGTGGCGAGGTGGTGGCCGCCAAGGCCCTGGATTCGGCGGGTGGCGCCGGTGAGTTCATCGAAGTGCTGCTGGTCCAGTAAGCGGCGCATAAACCCGAGTTAAGGAGACGTTAAACCATGCCTATGAATAACCAGCAGGTCCGGGTCATTGATCCGATTCTGTCCAACGTCGCCCAGGGGTATCGCCACCCCGAGCGCGTGGGCTTCGCCCTGTTCCCCCGTGTGCCGGTCAAGCAGCGCGGCGGGCAGATCATCGAGTTCGGCCGCGAGAGCTTCAAGCGCTACAAGACCCGCCGCGCGCCTGGCTCCAACACCAAGCGCGTGCAGTTCGGCTACGAGGGCAAGCCCTTTGCCCTGGTGCAGGACGCCCTGGAGGGCCAGGTGCCCTGGGAGCACATGCAGGACGCCAACCAGGTGCCGGGCATCGACCTGGGCACCCAGGCGACCAACGAGACCATGAACATCATGTCGCTCTCGCTGGAGATCGAGCAGGCCGAGATTGCCACCAATGCCGCGAACTACAGCGCCAACAAC